CAATATTTAGATAAAATTGTTGTTAAGGAGATTAATTCATTGTCATAATATATATGCAGTATCTAGTTTATATAGTCAGATATTTACGTTATATTATTCATTATTTACTTAGTGAATATAAAGATATTTTAAAGTTAATGGGTGCATATATGATAATTTTATCTACTATGATTCAGATAGGTATTGAAAAAAACAACCAGACTTTTATTAATCTTTTTAAGAGTCCAATAATTTACTTTTTTACTATATTTTCTATTTCACTATTTATTACTAACGATGATGTTAGAATTTCGATTATCTGCACTATTTTCTATTTTGTTTTACTAAGGTCTATTGATTTGTATAGTGATGAATTGGTGAATCGTCCAAATAATCCTAATAAAAAAACTAATTAGACGCATATTTTAGTGTATATTCTCTGGCTACACTATTAAACTTTTGTCTATCAGACTTGTATAATTTCGCAATGTCTGGGACTAATGGGTCATCAGGATTAGGGTCTGATAGAAGTGAACAAATAGACAATAATACTTTTGATATATTAAGAGCTGGACTCCAACTATCTTTTAATATGTCCAAACATATGGCACCTACACCATTAATATTAGGATGATATATCTTCGTTACGAATGTGATTTTAGGTGGTTTAAATGGATATTCAGGTAGAAAGAATATCTTTAAATGAAATACACCACCTTCATATGGTGTTTCGGTAGGACCAATTATATTACCTGACCAGCTAAACATATCCTCTTCTATTGGACCAGCAGAACAATTCATAGGAGGGTCCTTCAACATCTCAGCATATTCCTTTTGTAAACGTTTTAGCGCCATTATTAAGTATATATAATTGTTATATTCATTTTATAATTAGGTAGTAATCAAATTTTATCAATTCTTAACCTTGAAAATAACATAGTAAATAAAATTTGATTAATTAATTCAATATATAACAGTTTATTATTTAGAACATGTCTATTATTAAAAGCTTATCGTCTATATATTCAAACTTAGGAAGGGTTAAATGTATCAGTCCAATAGCACTTCACATTGGCATTACTACAGTCAGACGTGAACAATATCTCTACTCATATGGTTACACTGAATGGGACCAATATCAATATCAAACATTGGTTAAAAACCCAATTAGTCTTGTTTCAGCCAATGGTAAAACCATATATTACAAGGATATGTGTGTTTTTCATCCAGACAAAATTATGTATCCTATAATAGATATTAAACCAAATCAGGATTATATTATCCGAAATGATGATTTGGTTTATTATAATATTCTTAGATTTGGATTTAGCACAAAATTGGTAATAGTGCCACATAGTTAGATTATAGTATTTTCCAGAACTATTTTATCTAATCATGGTGCTGCCAATTTTAGTCTTATAGTTTTCTTTTTAACTGGTTCCTCAACAGGTTCAACTAATTCTTTAACAGCAGCACTAGTAATCTCTTTATATACTGGATTAATTTGTATTTTCTTCATCCAAATAATAAGACCTGTCTCATCACCAAAACCAGGAATCTCACCTGTTTGTAATATTATATTCTCTATCTTTTCATAAATCTCCAATTGGTTTAGAAAAGACTTATCTAATGCTAATTGTATTTGGTCACTATCCACATTTTTACGAAATGAACCAATTAGTTTTTTGGTAGTTTTAACATCACTTGTCACTGGATTAATACCATAATATGTATAGAAATTATACACTGGAGCTATATCATTATCAGATAGTTCCATCAGTTTTTTGCCTATCTCCAATTCATATAATAAATGAACTATAGTTCCACGGATTGTAGTGTATTCAAATGGTCTTATAGTCTTCTGTATCCTGGTCTCAGTAACGCCTTCAATGCGGATTGTTGGCAATTTTAATGGGTCAAAAGCATAGACATTCGTTCCTGGAACACGACTTAAACATTGCTCTGTTTTTAAAGATGGGTCACTAAAAATGTTATCTTCACGGTTATAGACACAATCCACAGCACCACGTTTAATTAGTGTTAAAAATTGGTGAATAATCTTATATTTCTTATTGGTCAATACTAAAAGAGTTTCGTCACTGGTTTTATTATTATCTCTCTGAACTACACTCATTAATTCAGACTTATTTATTCTTTCATATCCAGGTATAGTCTTATCAAAATTACCACTCTTTTGGTCTGGAGAAAATCTACTAACATATTCAAATACCCTAACATTACGCTGATTTTGCGGTAAATCTTTGTGAGATTCTATACGACGAGCACGACCTATAACTTGGTCTATACGCACTTTATTCCAATATGGTTCCATAATGTGAACCTGACGAACATATTTCAAATTAATACCTTCTGCGCCACTACTGGTAGTCATTAAAATATTAATTACCTGTCCATACATATTTTTCTTAGATTTATATGCTGTTAAAATGTTAGAGCGTTGCTCTTCTGACTCAGTACCAGACCAAATAGAATAGCGCGCTCTAAAACATTTTTCAGGATTTACAGGAGTATCAAAACCCTCTAATAATAGATTAGAATCTTCCATAATTAGTGCAACACGCCTAGAAACCCAATTATCAGGCGTTTCTTCATATCTAATCATATTACCAACTTCAAAATTATGACTATTTGTATAGTATTTCTCTGGATTTTCAGAATCATAGTATTCGTATCCATTGTTTTTTAATACTAATCCAAAAATCTCAATCCCCTCTAAACTTCTAAATTGCGAATAGATAAATGATAAACCTGGGGATGCTATTAAATTTTCTAACATTTTGGTAAACTTTGGTGATAGTTCACTAAGACTTTCTCTGCCACTATGAACAGTCAAATATTTGGGGTCATCTAGTTCTTTCAAAACCTCTCTTAGTCTATTTTCATGCTCCTTTTCAAGCATCTTGTTTGTTTCTACACAATCAGCATCTTTGTCTCTACATGGCACTAATTTCAATCTTGGCCTTACTATCGCACCTGGAAAAGTAAAAAGTAGAGTTTGTCTACTAAATACTTTAAATAATTGACTCACTTTACTTTCTATATCATACACCATCTTATCAACATTACTCTTAGTTAGGTCCCTATCCTCCAATTCCATCTCTACCTTTCTAACATTAACATAGGGTAGAAATTGCGTCATTGAGATATCCACATATTCTGGCTTCTCTTCATCATAAAATAACTCGGGGAATAGAGACCTATCATCCTCTAAACCGCGTTTCAATTCTTCAGGAACAATCTCATTATAAAAACTTACCAAACCCATAATACGAATTAAAAACTCCTCATCGTTTTTTAATTTAGAATTAGCACGGTCTACATATAAATCATAAAATTGGTCACGAGCATCTGAAATAGCTAATTTAAAACGTGATGTTGGATTTTTAATTGAAAAAATATCTGGAAAAATCGTATATTTTTCATATACTATAGGGCCATCCTTAGTGTATCCTACTTCTCCAATATTATTTAAAAATGTTTCCAAAAATACTTCATCACTAATATTTTTATAATCCGCATTATTAATTACAGACAACTGATTCTTGGGATTTTTAATAAATCCGCTGGGTAAACGGGTTATAGATACACTACTCTCTATAGTGTTTATACTATATCTATCAATATTTGGATAGTTGGCTAAAAACTTGTCTATAGCCACAGGATTTAGCGCACCTTCTTTATGTTTAATAGGAATGTTGAAATAGGTAATATAACCCTTTAGTAGATTGAATAAAACAGACGCTTCAAATGGTGAATTTATAATGGGTGTTCCACTTAGAGCAACAAATTTACAATTATCCGACCGCATAAACATCTCATATAGGATTGTTCCGTTAGTTGAACCATTACATATCATAGACATGAAGTTATGGACTTCATCTATAATTACTAATTTATTTTGAAATGGGTCCTGTTCACCATTTTTGGGGTTATATATGTATTCCAAAATAGCATTCTTTAATTCACCCTTTTGTTTTTTGTTTAAAGCTTTGGCTGGGTCCGTTATTCCAAATCTCTCTAAAATTAATAGACGTTCGATGCGGTCGTATTTATCTTTACCCCATATTTGACTTAAAACAGTTTTAATAACACCCTGACCTCCATTGTAGTGAATAAATTTGTATTTTTGCTCTCTAAGTATTTTAACAGTGTTAGAGATTTCTTCTTTTTCAATAGCATCGAAATTCTCATAGTTATTATTGGTGGATGATTTGTCTACAGTCCAAAAACCGTTATCACCATTAGGTCTTTTAATATATAGTTTTAGCATTAGTTCATCATTATCGACTGGAAAACCCATCTCCATTAGTTGCTCTCTTTTAGCAGCTATAACATCAACATTATAGAAACACCAGTGATTCTGTGTATGATATAATGTATTTCCCTTTTCTTTTATATCGCCTTCAAAATTGTTTTTAATAGATTTAGGTAAGAAGATTAGAACCTGACGGTCCATTCCCTCCGCGATATTAATACTACTAAGTGTTTTACCTGAGCCTAACCCATAGAATAATAGAGCGCCTCGGTAAGGAGATTTATCCTGAATAAAGTCGCTAATAAATTGCTGATGTCTAAATAGTTTAACAGGTGCTAGTGAACGCGTGTTTTCATCATATCTTAGATTGGTTGCTCTGTCCTCACTAACTACAAGTTTGGTAAAATCCTTGTTTATAAATTCCATAAAAGTGCGACGATTGTTTAGAATCCATTCATCCGTTTCAATACGTTTCTTAGCATCCAAATCAAATAGTATAGGCACCTGACATTGTCTCTCCTGAAGTCCAGTAATTAAATTAATAATATTAGTCATATTTTCAATTTGGTATTCTAGTTTATCTGAGAATTTGTGGTCCAAACTAATCAATGTTTTATAAAATTCGATGGCACGTTCATATCTTTTTATATTTAATATATCATGGTCAATCGAACGATTAATATATATAATTTTAGAATAATTATCACTACTATTTTCAAATAGAGATTGATATTTATCGGCTAAGGCTTTATCTTGAATTTCGTAATCGGCTTTGATTATTTTTTCATCAGGTAACTCTTTATTAGTATCGGTTTCTAAATCAGAGTATTTTGCTTTTTTAGTCTTTGTTGTTTTGAAATCCTGTGAATATGCGAACTCAACTGGGAACTCTTCAGACTCTTTATCACGTGGTTTATAAACACGGATAATAGCTTTAACAGTTTTTAAGATATCTTCAGTATCTAACCGACTCATAATAATATATATATAACTTTTATTATATTTTATTATATTTTCCATGTTAAAAATATCAACACTATTATAGCTATAATAGCTATTCCCATTAGTAAATTATATCTATTTTTATTAGAATTACCATAATCTATAAAGTTCTCTGTATCACACTGTTGTATATCTACACCTGGAACCGAATATCCCTGTAATATACCTAATAAGCTATCTGGGGTGATTTGCGAAATATCATTTACCATAGATGGAACCAGACCTTTTAACCCTCTTAGACGACCAATTTTGAATCCTGGGCTATTATTTATATAGATAAATTTTGGTTTATAGCATGTATCGCCTAACCAGATGAATTTCTTATTTTTACAATCCTGCTGGCTGTTGTCTTTGGTTGTGCAGAATCCTGTTTGAATAAAATAACTACTACTACCCTCTCCTCTAATTGGTTTATTAAAAAATGGGTCATTATAGGGTGGTTGTTGAAATGAACCTTCAGCCGCAATTCCTATTCCATATTCTTTAGAAGTTATTGCTCTACTCCTAACTAACTCGTTAAGTGCTCCAGCGAGTGCCTCTATTTGGTTTCTATTTCCCTCAGGATTACGTTTAAGTTCGGCTAATTGCTGTTTTAAACTTATAATCTGTGCCATTCTAGGATTATTTGTAGATGGTTGGTCGGAAATACCTGCCACACTATTATCATTAGGGTTGGCTACAGATATGAGACTTTCCAATTGTTTAACTATAATACTAATATTTCCAATAAGTTCATCCATGTTACCGCCGCGTCTTAGACCTAAAACATCTTCTGGGTCGTAATTATTTTTGACAAATTGTTTATAGTCCCAATCTTTATTATTCCATGGATAGACAACATCCTTAATCCATGATAATCGCCGCATCCATGCGCTTTTTGCCTTATCTTTACACCATTCAGTCCATTTACTTGGTAAATTGGAGCAGTTCCGCAAATCTGTTTCTAATTCTTTATCACCAAATATCATAATATATTATAATATGATATAGAGTTATTCGGAAGGACGGAAATATTTAGAATATCTTAGACTATTCATTTTCGTATCATTAATAGCATCACGAATTATTTCATGGTAGGTTTTACCACTGGTTAACATACTATCTATAAAATTAATACTATACATACCACATTCTGTATTTTCAAATTGATGTTGAATATAATTCTTAAACATTTTAAAAGATATATCTCTAAATTTCATACCTGGTTTCAATCCCCCATTTAATTCGAGTTCGATAATAACTTTGCCATCACCATTAATAGTTATAGATTTAATAACCGCATTCTGATTATCTAGTGAAACCAGTTCAATAGATGCCATATAATTATTGATTGATAATCCAATTTGTTTATCTACCCAATTCATAGAAAATTCGTCCACATTTCTACTCTTATTTTCAATTAATGTATCTAAATTAGGTATGCGAACATATCTATACTTTTCTGTTAAATCTACAAGTTCAAGTATTTGTTTAATTACCTTTTGGGTTAGACGTTCATTAGGAGTAATGTTGAATTCGCGATTTTCCCAAATAGATAAATCACGGTTTCTAAAATTAGAAAAACGATACATCATAAAGTTGTCATCGCGCACTAACCATCTACATAATTCATCTAATGGAAAAACTAGACTATTACCTGGCAATATGTTTTTAGAATCCAATGTAAAATTGAAACGTTTATCCAGAGAAGCCTGGTTTAACTTTATTTGGTTATGTAGAAGTAATTCGTTGCCTTCATGCGTTATACGTTCCATCAGTTGGACAACTTCGTCAGGAACATTATTTGCTACACTATCGTAATAATAGCTCTCACCTATTAATGAGTCAGTATAGAAACTAACCCAATGACTACCACTCTGATAGTGTTTATCTAAATTAAAAACCGCCCCGAATTTGGTTTTTCTTGTTTTGCGTTCTTTTGCTAAACTTAATGAACATAGATTGTTATCTACACATGTCCCACCATTATCTGTCCAATTTCTGCGAATTATTGTATCAAAATCTATTGGTGATACACTAATAAAATCAAAATCAGGATAGGCCTCTTCATATTGTGATAAGCTTTCTATTAAATCTAGTGTATTTAGCCATGTATTTTTCTTTTGATTCCACTTGGATGGAACAGGTGGTCTAAATGTTTTCTGGATATCATCGCTATATTTTGAGAGTGTTTCCGATTTGGCTAAACACCATTCTTCGGTACATCCAGTTTCACGTTTTAATGCTTTACTAATCAGTTTAACTTTTTCTACTGAAGTTAGTTTTGTATCTATCATATTATCTGGATGATGTTTGTTATATTCATCTACTATTTTATCTAATAAACTGTCATCAAAACACGTATTTTCCTTTCCACGTTGTTTAGGAGAACAGTATGACATTATATAAATATATAAAGATATTATATGATTTCACACTTTTCAAAATGATATAAAGATAATCACAAATTATATTATATATTATTTAAATGCCAGCGACACCTATAATGGATTCTGTTTTATCTGCCCACATCAACCTAGATAACCAAGAATCTAACACTAGACCCAAATCTTTAGTTGCGGGACTTGATAGTTATTCAAGTCCTTCTTTAAGGTCCCCTAAAAGTCCTAAAGGGACTCGTATTTTAGGAGAGAATGGTATGCCACAACATTCTCTTAAAGGTATAAGTGGAACTAATAATCAAGTAGAGGGTGCTCTTACTGCTCTATATTTTCATCTAGTTCGCAATTGTAGTCTAATTCAGATTAATGAATATGTTGATTTTTTTATTAGAGCGCTACATGGTCTCAGTGATGCGAAAGTGGCGGAATATTGTTCATACCTAGTTATGTTATGTTTTCAGACACGTGATTGTCGTGGAGGCAAGGGTGAACGCAAGATTTTTTCGAAATTATTTCTGACTCTTCACACCCACTTTCCCAAAACAATGGAGAGCCTTGTTTCTAAGATTCCTGAGTATGGTTATTGGAAGGATTTATCGGATTTGATGGTTTTGCTAATTGACAATGATTCTAAGTCGGAATTACGTGTTGCTATTATTAATACATTTGTTGAGCAATTGCGTCATGATTTAGAGAATCTTGATTCATGGGAGGCTGACAAAAACATTGTTGGTGAGACTTTTGATAAGAATGTTGAACTTTCATTGGCTGGAAAATGGGCTCCACGCGAAGGTGGGTCTTTTGATAAGAAAATCAGGGTCTCAAAGGAATTAGCCAGTCGTCTATTTCCAGAAGAATACACAAAACGTTTTAGTCTTGGTATGAGCAAATATCGTGTGGCCCTCTCTAGACTTAATAAGGCTATTAATACTACAGAGTTGTTGATGTGTGATAAGCGTTTTAGTGAGATTAAATTCAAATTAGTTCCAGGTCGTTGTCTTAGTAAATATCGCAGGGCTTTTTTGAACCAGACTCTCGGTGGTGGTGAATCATTGCGTCATCCAGAAGATGCTGATAGAATGGAATGCCGTAATAATCTAATTAAATTTATTGAGGAGGTACGTTCTGGTAAACGCAAAATTAATGCTAACCAGCTATTTATCCATGAAATTGTTGACAAGATTAATGGTGAGGTTTTAGAATCGGAGGAACATGAGTTGCTTGAATTATGTTGGAATTCTATTCTTGATACCTATAAACAACAAATAGCAACTGGCGAGATTAGTTTAGGAAAAGGCGTTGTATTAGCGGATGTAAGTGGTTCTATGTCAGGAACACCAATGAGTGTTTCTATCGCATGTGCTATTTTTATTTCTGAACTACTTTCAGGTCCATACAAGAATCGTTTTATGACTTTTGACACTAATCCTACTTGGTTTAATATTCCTGAAGATGCCAAGCTTGTTGATAAGATAAATGCTGTAGCAGGAAGTCCCTGGGGCGGTTCTACTAATTTTGAAAAGGCTATGAATTTAATTTTAGATGTAGCAATTATCAATAAATTACAGCCAGAAGATATGCCCACATGGCTTCTTGTTTTGAGTGATATGCAGTTTGACCAGGCAAATGGACGTAATAATTGGGAAACTATGCATGAGCATATTGTTGACCGTTTTACTCAGGTTGGTCTAAGAACCGTTGGTAAACCATATAAAGTCCCTAAAATGATTTATTGGAATTTACGCAGTGATACCAGTGGTTTCCCTGTCACTTCCAGTAAAGAAGGATGCGTTATGGTTAGTGGATTCAATGTATCTATTCTTAAGGAGATTTTTAAGAATCAGGATTTAAGCAATATTTCACCTTGGATTAATCTAAAATCAATTTTAGATAATAAACGTTATGAACCTATTAAACAGATAACAGAATCAGTCTCAGAAACACCTTATTTTAGACACTACGGTATCTCATCTGATGTTGATGTAGTTAATGATGTTGGCAGTCCTACCAAGGTAAGACGAAATGTAGACCTATCAGATAATACCAGTTTTCTAAATTATATTGCCAGCTATTTTTCAAGAAACTAATTTAGAAAATACAATTTTTATATAGATATAATTACTATTCTACCTATATGAAAAAACAACGCTCAATTAAAAATAGCAAGACCGTATACTATAATAATACTGGATTTAATCTGGAAATTCGAGAAAGCCAGATTGAAAATAGCGGATTGGGACTATTCCTCAAAAATAGCGCAGAAATGATACCAAAAGACACATTCTTAGGATATTATGAAGGATTCTGGAATTATGACCTGGATACCCTATCCAATTATTCATACTATATCAATAGTCGCATATGTTTGGATGTTGAAAAAGATAGAAAACCATATACTGCTATAATGAATGACGCATTTAGAACAGGATTCAAAAACAATGTAGTTAGTGAAATATTAATTCCTGAAACTGAAATTAATAAAATTAGAAAGAAGAATTGCCATCATTATGACCCAACAAGAATAGTGGGGCTCTTCACGATTGATGATATTATGCCTGGCGATGAACTGTTTTTTGAATACGGTGAGAGCTATTGGAAAAGCTGGTAAAACATTACCTAGACTAATATCCATCAGCAATATCTAAAGCCATCTTCTCTAATGGATGTTCACTCTTCTGGTTGTTATCAGGCTTAAATTTAACATCTGTTATCTTTTTAGCACCATCTACATATTCAGCCATTAATATATCACCCTTGGAATTAGTGTAAATCCAATCATCCGCATCTGGATTAGCACGACTATTTACTGTTTTTAATAATTTATAACGCTTAAATCCATGGCGGTCTATATATAATTTAGCATCATCTACATACATTTTCTGATAAATATGAACACGCTCATGTATTAGTGTTTTAATATAACTTTCCTCCTTACGCGATAGATAAGAACGCGGAAATAATATCAAATCATTTCTAGTATGAGGTAAACCTGCTTCATATTTATTACCAACAATACAACCTATTCTCCAAGGTATACGTGAACACTTTACACCATTAAACCATGGTTCACGAATGGTTATTAGATATTTGTCGGCTTTTCTAATTGCTGCCAATAATTGCTTTTTCTCTTCAAATGTAAAATCATCTATAGATTCCGCAATAATCTTCTTATATTCCGTTATATTATCTATATTACGAACTCTGAAATCTATTTCCTTAAACGTCGAATAGAAACCATCACTATTACCCTGTAAATTAGAGATTATAAGTCTCTTCTCTCTAAAAATGCGATTCTTTTTCGCCTCAGCACGCACAACACCATAATGAAATATACCTAACATTATCAAAATTATCATAATAATCAATAATAAATAAATCATTATTTAAAAAATTGATTTCAAATATATATAACTGTATTAATTAAAATTTAGTCTAATTTATATATACATTTTAAAATGGCGAGTTATTATCAAGTTTATGACTATAACTCACTAATATTATTGGATAATTATATTCAATATAGTCCAAGAGTAGTCTATCCTATGAAAAATAATGAAATATCATTTATTGAACACTATTTTCAGGAAGCACTGTATCGAATCACATACAATAATAAAATTTATTACTATTTTGATAAGGAAGAAGATATGAGAACCACCGAAAGACTGGTCAAATCATGCCAATATGAATCAAAAATAAAAGAATTAGAAGAAACCTACAAAATAGTTCAAAATAAAATGATAGAGATGATAGGCAGAGAAAATAATTATGATGATGATGATTTAGAGAGTATTGGAAAACGTGCCTATTGGGCTAAAAGGAATCTAGAGGGATTTAAAAAAAGTTTTAGAGAACCAATATTTATTAAAATAGATAGTGGGCTACCAGACTTCAAAACACTTTTACCTAAAAGAATAAACATATAAATTATTTTATTTATCCATTCACCAGGGTCTGTCCAATACCAAAAACCACTTAAAGATATCTTGTCTAAAAAATACAATAACGCTTCGTTTTTAAACAAGAAATATGGCCGAGAAGAGTGAGATGAAACAACTCATAGTAGATGAATATCTATCATATTTTCGAGACCTGGTATCTAAAAAATATGGTGACAAAAATATCGTCCTTTTACAAAATGGAAAATTCTATGAAATATATAACTATAGATGTGAAGATGGGCCTGATATGTTTGCTATTTCTGACCTGACTAATTGCGCGGTGGCCAGAAAGAATAAAGAGATATTGGAAGTTACGCGACATAATCATGAGATGATAGGATTTCCAATGATAGCAGCCCAAAAATTCATTAATATCTTTCTAAACGCTGGATATATTGTTGCTATCTATGACCAAGAAGAAAATGGTAAAAAGAATGTTAACAGAATCCTCCGCGAAATTCTTAGTCCATCCACAAATATCGAATATAGTGTTCAACTAGATAATAACTATCTAATGTCAATCTATATAGAACCACATATCAATCAAAAAGATAACTTCTATATATGTGCTTATAGTCTAATAGACCTATCAGTAGGAGCTAACTATCTATATGAAACAGGGTCCAAATTGAACGATTATGATTATGGTATTCAAAAAATATATCAAACTATCAAAATTTACAATCCCAAAGAAGTAGTATGTAATGTTAATACTTCATATCTTTCAGGAAATAAATGGAACTATAATCGTGAAAAACTTATTACTGATTGGGAAATACAAATAGATGGTCGTCAATTCAATTATCATGAAGACCAAATAAACAAAGACATCTTTAAACTATCATATCAAAACCAATTCTTGGGTACTGTCTTTCCTGAACATGGTATGCTCGACCCTATCCAATATTTAGAACTAGAAAAATATCAGAATGCGGTTATTAGCTATATTATTCTATTGGAATTTGCTAAATCTCACAGAGTAGATATTATTACCAAAATCTCTAAACCTGAAATATTAGATAACCAAGATAATCTAATATTGACTCAAAATTCAGTATATCAGCTCAATATTCTTCCTGATAAAAACCTTATCGAGAGTAATGCGAAGAATAATTCATTGGTGGGAATTCTAAATCAATGTAGCACCGCATTTGGTAAACGTCTGTTTAAACAACGAATACTAACACCGTTTTCCGATAGAATCAAATTAGAGGAATGCTATAATAAAGTTGACCAACTACTAGTGGATTCGAAATATAGAACAATAGAAGAACTATTGAGCAAAGTTATTGATATAGAGAGACTCTCTAGACGACTGGCATTAAAAATATTGGCACCTAATGAACTCTATAATTTTTACGAGAGTGCTAAACTAATCATTATTATATTTGAGTATCTAACTCAATCAGGATTAGAGTCTATGGCTCCAGATAAAAAATTAGTTGAAGATTTTAAACTATTCATAGCTGATATTAAAGATAATATTCAAATTGATAGAGTTTATAAATATAACATTAAAGAGATAGAGCGGTCTATTTTTAAATCTGGAATTAATCAGGAAATAGATAGACTGGATGATGAGATAGAGGGTTACAATTTGGCATTTCAAACTCTTTCCAACGAACTATCTAAACATATAGACTTAACTAATTCTAAAAAGAAAACTACCAAAAAATTAGGAAACAATGATGAAGATAGTGAAGAAACATCAGGACCTTCTCTTATTAACATTTATTCTAATGACCGCGATGGCGTTTATTTAGAATGTACAAAAAAACGTGCCGATAATTTGCGACAAAATATCCATGGAAAATCTATAGAATTCCTTGTTGAAGTTGGCGAATGTAGTCAAAAATTTAGTAAAACATTTAGTATCTCCGCTAACGACCTTGAATATAAGTCTATTAGTGCTAGTTCAACTAGTGTGCGTATAGTGGGAAAGTCTATTCACAATTGGAGCAAAAAGATTGATGAGAATACCAAGAAAATCACCTGTTTGGCTTATGACCAATATATTAAAATATTGGAATCATTTGATAAGAAATACCATAGTGTTTTACATAGAGTAGTTAATAATGTCGCTGAGCTTGATATTATTAAATGTCACGCACGTAATGCCATAGAGATGAATCTAGTAAGACCTACTATTAGTGAACAGGTTGGAAATAGCTATATAATTACTAAAGGACTCCGACATCCTATTGTTGAAAAGGTTCAGACCAAAACACCCTTTATTTCTAACGATATTAGTCTAGGACTACATGGACAAAAACAGATACTTTGTTATGGCTATAATGCGGTTGGTAAGACCACACTACAGAAAGCTATATGTATTGCTATTATTATGGCACAGTCGGGTGGCTTTGTTAGCGCAGGGTCATTTGAATTTAATCCATATAAATATATCTTTACACGCATTTCCAACGTTGATAATTTATTAAAGGGTCAGAGCAGTTTTATGGTTGAGATGTTGGAATTAAAGCATATTCTTAAAAACGCAGACCAAAATAGTATGGTATGTATAGATGAGTTGGTGGCATCTACTGAAAGATATAGTGGAATAAGTCTTGTATGTTCTACTATCATAGAATTACATAATAGGGGTGCCTGTATGTTTATGGCCACACATCTACATGAGCTATCAAAAATGGATAGAATAACAAGATTAGATAATCTACATATCTATCATTTAGAAGTCCATTATGATGAAAACACCAAGGAGTTGATATATGATAGAAAATTGCGTGATGGTAGTGGAAGTGGACTATATGGCTTAGAAGTTGCCAGATATTTACAATTGGAACAGGGGTTTATGGATACCGCATTCCAAATTCGAAATGAACTTCTTGGCACAAATGCTGAAGTGTTCTCAGCACAACAAAGCAACTATAATTCGAATGTATATTTGGTCGATTGCCAAATATGTGGATATAAACCAACACACTCTACTGATATTCCACTCGAGACTCATCATATTCATTTTCAATCATGTGCTAGCAATACTGGTCATTTCAAAGAATTAGGATTTCATAAAAATGTGGAACACAATCTGGTCTGTCTATGTAGAAAATGTCATACAGATGTCCATAGTGGTTTAGTAAATATTAAAGGTTATATAGCAACAGGTAATGGTGTAAAATTGGATTTTACTAAGAATGAAGTAGTTGACTTAACGCCTGCTCCTACAAAATCACTTACTAAACATATTGGTAGAAAGAAATTGACGGATAACCAGGTAGAAACTATTAAATCATTATCCATTAATGGTAACTATAAAAATAAGAAGGTGTTGCTATTAGATTTGGAAAATATTCACAATATTTCAATTGATTACAAATTACTATCAAAGATAGAGAAGGGCGAGTATTAGTTTCTTTACTAAAAATATAAACAATATTTTATGTTTAGTATAAAAACTTGGTTAATAGTTTTAGTATCTTTTTTAATTTTAGATGGGGTCTGGCTTGGTATTATCCAGAGAGATTATCTTACTAATATTATTGCTAAACTTAATCCAGCAAAATTACCAGAACATCCTTTATGGAGTTTTATAATAGTCTATTTTGCTATGACTTTGGCACTAACCTATTTTGTTCTAAGTGATAAAAATAAAAGTGATACAAAGGTATATTTAGAAACTATATTATTGGCATTGGCAATATATGGAACATTTGATTTTACAATGATGAATCTAGTGTCAGGGTGGACTCTTACTGACGCATTAAAAGATGTATCCTGGGGTGTTTCCATGTTTTTAATTACAGCATATGTAGTTAGACAGGCTAAAGTATAGATGATACGCATTTACCATTCATAACTTTTTCATGATTGATATTAAACTGGGTTTTTCTACAATCATTTAGTCTTGGACAAGAATGTGATTCAGGTAGACGGTGAACATTACAATATTTACATTTACAATAATTACAATCACCAGTAATCATCACTGACTTTTTAGCACATACATTACAAGCGTTTCCTAATCGCCTATAGTAAACGACTGTAATATCTCTAACGTCATCATTATTTTGATATAGACTGCCATTATCTAATCCATCATATAAGAATAGACTATCTATATCTATTAGCAATTTTGTTGATAAAACACTCTTAAGTTCATAAATACTATTTATAGGACAGTCCAAATCTATAATTTTCTCAGATGAGATATTGTTGTTCCATTTCGCAGGGATTGCTATCGTTTTAATAGACATTGTTTAAGGTATTATTGTCCTTCTCTGTGAAATAAGCAATCAAATTTATAAAATGAAAAAATTGAAAAAAATAGATTATTGTCAGTGAATATTACATAAAAGATATGGAACGTATTGGTGAGGCTATTTATAAACATATATTAGTTCATAATAGGAAGAGTAAAACTGCGTTTATTGATTGGATAACCAAGCAGGATATCAGACTTCCAGAAAATATAGTGACATATGATATCGATAGTATTCGCCCAGTCGAAAACCTATCTGAATCAGGAATCCTGCTAAACACCAATAATCCTAAAAATACCAATATTAGAGACTTCTTTGAAAAACTTATCATAATAAATGATGGTATCTTTGATAGTAGTTTCTATAAAGTAGGTAATAAGCTTTTTAACAAAGCTGGTGTTGAGTTGGGATTTATCATCGAATGGATTGATAAAAAATATAAAGTGCCTAGATGTTTTAAAAACAGTAATAATATAGTATTAGACCCAAAAACAGGTGAAGTGCTACATAAATATGTAGTCTATCCAGGCATGGGTTTATATCATTCACTGCCTCCAAAATCCTATAAAAAATATCGTTACGATTATGGATTAGACACTCTTATCTCATCAAATAGAGTAGAGGAGAGTAATATAAGTAGATGAGTATTATTTATAAAATTTGAAAATTATTTTTTATTTAAATTCTTGTAATAAATACATAGACATATAGGTAGTGTTATAATTAAACAAATGGATTCAGAAACAATTGTAGAGGCGACTCTAACTACCAAAGATTATAAAACATTTATATTTAGACATGCTAATGGGTTTGTAGAGACATCCGATATTCAAAATGTATCACCAGCCTTTCCAGATGACACGGTCCTCTATGATATTACAAATTTAAGAGTAGTTAAAATCCTACATAGAAATGAACATTATATTAAAGGTATTGTTGGTGTTCTTGATACAAGTAGTAAAATTAAATATGGCATTGATAAGAAAGGTCATTATATATATCTATTTCATCCAATTTATAAAAATCTACCATCTTTCCTGGTTTCGTCTAAAATAAATAGTCCTATTTATAATCACTGGGTAGTCATTGATTATTTAGATTGGACTAAAAATAGACCGCGTGGGTGTATGGTTCAGGACTTGGGTGTTGTTAATAATCAACTAGTTGAACGGCAGGCACTTATAAAACACTATAGACCAATAGCTTTATCAAAAAAAGATTCTCAGATGGAGATTTGCCAAATAGTAGATACATACCATTCTATGGATTGGAAGAATGGTCTTAATATAGTAGAAGGACCTGTAGTATCTATTGACCCGCCAGGTTGTAACGATATTGATGACGCTTTTAGTATAAAGGATACATCTAGCCACTACATACTTAGTATCCATATAGCTCATGTAGCCAATTGGGTGAAGGAGGGTAGCTATTTGGATAATCATGCCAAACGGATTGGTTCAACTCTCTATTTGAGTGACTCCAATATTCCAATGTATCCGCGCGAATTGAGCGAAGATGTATTTAGTCTTTTACAGGACACCGAAAAGATGTGTTTAAGTCTCGATGTGAATATTGACAAAAATACAGGTGAGATATCATATGGTGAATTTTACGAGAGTGTTGTTAGAAACAATGCCGCATTAACCTATGATAATTGTTGGCGCAGTATGTTAATAGATTGGACTCTAATGCCCAAAATTATTGATAGTCTGCGTAAATTTATGGGTTTTGATATTATAGTGGATACGAATGATAGTCATGTATGGATAGAGACGATGATGATATTTTACAATTATATAGCTGCTAAAAGGATGAATAGTCTAGATTTTGGAATTTATAGAACACAGGCTAAAAAACAGAATATATTGGATGATATGCCAATGGATTTAAAATTTATGTTGATGGATGCTGCGGAATATTCTAAAATTCCAGGTAATCATTTTGGTTTAGGTTTAGACTATTATACACATGCTACCAGTCCTATTCGTAGATATGTTGACCTAATTATCCAGCGAATATTATTAGATAAGGCTACTGATATAAATTATAGTCTTACTCAGATGAACTATAATCAGAAAACTGATAAAAAATTCTATAGAGATTTGCTATATTTAGAGCAGATATATAAATTAGATGTTTTGGATTGTGTTGTAATGGATGATAAGGATATTGGTGATGATACATTGTGTATTTATATTAAAAATCTGGGTAAGACTACTAAAATACGATTGATAGGTATTAAGGAATGTAATATAGAAAAGTTTAGTCAGTTGCGTTTAAAATATTATATAAATCCGAATACAAATCGTTGGAATAAGAGGTTAGTTTTTGAGCAATTTATGGAGAATAGTAGTTGATATATGTTTTTTTTATTTTTCTAATATAAAACTGGAAAAAACTAAAATCTTGCTATGATAATATAATTGGAATGCCTAAAGCCTTTTTAGAACCATATTACAATTCAGAAGATAGTTCTCTAACTCCAGCTCAACAAGCCACTCGTTCTATTGAACAAACTGGTATGATTGGCGCCCGTGATTCTGCAGCTCTTAATGGAATTAAATTAAGTGGTGGAAATAGACGTCGTAACAATTCTCGCAAAAACAATTCTAAGCGTAACAATTCAAACAAGCGTAATAATTCTAGACGTAATCAAAGAGGTGGTGGACGCACCTTAAACATTCCTCCTCCTATTCCAGGTCGTTCTGATTTAATTCCAGGTCCATCTTTTAACAATGGTTGGTATATTGGTGAACCATGTTCAGGTGCTCACTGTGGTGTATCAGGTTTACCTAGCGCAGGTTGGATGATTAACAAGGGTCTTACTATTGGAAATGATGTAACTCCTGGTTCAACCACTATGTATCCTGTTGTTGACCGTTTAGGTAATAGTTTTGCTGAGAACTTACCAGGGCTACAAGATTATCAAGGTACTGCTTTAAATCCTGGTCCTTTTGAGATTAAATGTATGACAGGTGGAAGGAATAATTCTCGTAGAAATAACAACAACCGCAAAAACAACTCTCGTAATAATCGCCTAAGAACTAACAATCGTGTTAATGATTACAATCTATATTAGATTAGATTCTATCTTAAATAACATAGCCAATAAATGTCTATTTAAGATAAATTCTTAATATTATCAACGCTAGTAGCCGATAATTCATTAATTCTAGTGAAAATAGCATTATATTCCTGTATACATTGCCATTTTTTTGAAATCTCTGAGATAGGAATCCTATATATTTCCACATTATCCGAGTCCAAAACAGTCCTGTCTTTAATAAATATATCTTCTAAAAATTCATTTTTAATCTCTACATATCTATCTAATAGTGCCTTTAATGCCTTGTCTAAAATCAACCCCCGTTTATTAATAGCATCTAAATCAGGATTATCTTGATTATTATCATATTTAGCATATTGCTCCAACCATATATCTAAATCCGTAGTCTTTTTGAAATCTGGACTAGACGCTTCTTCTTTATTATTCAAAACAGGATAACTATTATAATCATTTAGGAATTTTTCAAAATTAATACTAGAATCAATGTCTGTATCTTCATGAATTTTCGTAATTTCCTGTCCTAGTAGACCAACACCATTTAACTTATTTAGTTCAAACATGTATTGCCTATATAAGTACATCTATTTACATCTTTATATTAAAACATCGGTATATCACATATTTCTAAAAAAATTGAAAACCATATAAAGAAATAACAATAACAACAATTACTCTTTAAATAGTTTAAGACTTATGAATAGACCAGTTCACATTGAGAATAGTATTATTGAGATTTTCCATGAAAAGCTCCTAGAAAACCCCTATCTCCATGAGATAGCACAGTATTTTAATCATCGTGATGAAGATGAGGTAGTAGAATATCCTACAGATGACGCTAATATAGAGATTTATCCTATCCGCATTTCTACGATGGTGGTCTTATGTTCATTAGGTGTAGATGTTAATCTCGATATATTCTATGAACATTTTGAACCATATCATAATGTAGAAGATAATTACAAGATAATTAGTCTAGAATATATGGAAAAACAGGCGAAAGGCGTTCCTAAACAAAAGAAAAAGAAACAGAGCCAGGCAAATGCCTCTCTGGTAAAAAAACGCAAGAGTTTTTATAATCAGGCCACTATCATTATGGATTATATTAAAGGCATTAATCTCAAACTATTTAGAAATGGACGTATCCATATTACAGGTATTATAGATGAAGAACAAGGAAAACAGGCTGTTCGATTCCTTGGAAATGAAATAAAGAAAATCCACGCAAAAGACCCAGCCATTTCAACAGTAGATTTAAATACTATTGGTGTATATGATTGGGAAATTGTTATGATTAATAGTGATTTCGCTTGTAATTTTAAAATGCGTCGTGAAAAGCTATGCGAGATTATCGGAACCAAATATAATCTTGTAGTCAACTATGAGAGTGATAGCTATCCAGGTGTCAAAACCAGCTTCTATTGGAATGAAAAAGATAAAGGCACTCTTAACACTGAAACTGGTGAATATAATGGTAAGAAGACGGGCATATGTAAGTGTAAAGTCGGTTCTACCTGTAATGGTAAAGGATTAGGAACAGGTGCCGAGGATGATTGTTGTAGAAAAATAACTATCTCACTATTCCAAAGTGGCAAAGTTATTATAACTGGTGCCAGAGATATTAGACAACTAAATGATTGTTATGAATTTATAACTGGCGTTTTACGAAAATATTACTACGATATCTCTAGAAATTAGATAAAAATAATTATTTAGAAACTATTTTTATTTAATAAGTATACATAATGATTATAGACCAATCCAATATAAATAATACTCAAAATGTAGACCATGCAGATTTATTGCGAATAGATATGGAAAAATTGGAAAAGAATAGTGATATTATGCTATTTCTTAATATGTGTATTCCTTTTGTCGAGTCTAACTATAAAGACCAAAGATTCAAATATTGTATGTATAAAAAAAGTGTAATAGATGATGACATGGAGATTATTGAAGGTAAATACAATCTATTATTTCAAATAAAATTCAAAAAGAGATGTATGTGTTCGGAAAATATATTCATTACAATCTATAAATACCAATCAGATACATTTGAAACTATCTCAAAAGAATTTGTAAACAATTTTTTAGACAATATATTTAAGGACATAAAACAATCTAAAATATGTCAGGATTGTCGTTCATATACATGTAGTTGCCAAGTTCACTATCTATTATTTGAAAATGACCTCGAACTAATAGATAAGTGTCCAATATGTATGGAAGTTATAGATAATAACAAATATTATTGTTGTAAAAATCATCATAAAATACATCTACATTGCTTTTCATTACATAAACTAAATGATTCCTGTCCAGTATGTAAAACAAATTATAGATATTTAGTCTTTTGTAATACTTGTTTTCTAGACAGAGAAATAGTATAGACTTTAAAAATTGATTATGCTTTAATCGGTCTTGTTTAATAAATAAATTGTAGTAATAATATGTCTAAAAATAATCAAAAAAGATTAGACGAATTCTTTACAATCGCAACTATTCGAACGTCTAAAAAAGATTCTGAATCTATAGCTAAACCTGAACATGTAGCTCTAGATGAACCAGTAAGTGAATCTGTAAAACCAAAACACACTTTCGTCTATATACAAAATAGTAGAAAGGCTGTTTTTATAGATAATCCTGAACACAATGATATTCTTATCTGCCAAAAGGCAGGGCTAAATCTATATTTGCGTGGAACTATAAATGAATATACTATTCCGCAATCTAAACAAAAATATAATGTGCCATTTCTAAAATCACAACTACAGAAATGTATACGTCAATGCCAGACCACGTTCGCTATTAAAACAGCAGCAATTCTAATTAGAACGGATTTTCTGGAATTGTTGCGAAGGCTGCCAATTATAGTTTTAGAGGATTCAACATTATTTAGTTGGTATCCTATTCTGGTCTGGTTTATGATTGCCCATGGTAATTATAAATATAGTCTAGATGATTATAATCTAATTCTAATTATGGTTCATCAATTATGTAATACCCGCGACTATTTCTATTCTAAAAAAGATGGCTCTCTAAATGAAAAAGATATTAGTCATGAAATAATTGTTGACAGAACCAGTCATCTAGGAAGTGACAGTAATACGTGCGATTTGCTATTATCTATTTACTATAGATTATTATATGGATGTATGGAAGGGGATAAGGCATTATTAAAATCAGCTATAGACTACTATTATTCTAATAAGGCATTATCTATAGAAAACACATATGGCATAAACTACAAAGATTTTGAGGATGTTATTTTAGAAAAACACGAGATTCTAATGTCAGCCATTGATTATCATCCTTTCCCTATTATATTAAAAAGAATAAATAGCGAACTTCCTAACATACCTGTATTTAAAATTAAAGAAACTATATGGCACTGTAGCTCATGTGTAAATATTAGAAAACGATATACATATAATAGAATATCCAGTTATAATGAGTATTGGGCTATCATAGAACCTGTTTTACATAAGATAAGAGACCAAATTTTAGAAAGAGAAATTCTGGCTTTGTAAATAGTAGATTGCTATACCAAATCCAATTAGAAAGAATAGGTTTTTTAGAAGAAATATATAGATGTGTAGCCAGTTATCCATCCATTTAGAATCGTGTAGATGTGTTATATACATTCCGCGAGAATCAGATATGTATACAAGAGGTCGTCCCTCAAAATATTTATCATCTAATATCAATAGCCCTTTGTGATTTTTTTTAGCCCAACGTGATAGATGAAATGGTCCAGTAGTATCTAAAACTAACCAGTCTTTATTTTTAAAAAACGGTTGGTGCCATTCTATTGAATCTACTATATTGGGTATTAGGCTAGTGTTCTGTTTAGCCCAAATTATTCCATTATTTACCACGTAATATGGTATGTATGACCAAACCTGCATTTTACTTAATACTAGTTCATAGTTATTAAAATCAAGAAGCATGGTATCAATAGGTTCTCCTACATCTATATCTAAATCCATATAAAATCCACCATAATTAAATAGAATAAGCCATTTATAAATATCTATCTTCTGAATGAAAAACTTACATTTATCTAAGGCGTTTTTAAAAATTTTATTTGTAGTTTTTTGTAATTCATCACCAAGAGTCTTCTCGTCCCATATTTTTATTTCGAAATCATGATTTATCTTTTTGAATTTATCGAGTGTAATTAGATAGTTTGGCGGGATTTTATTTATTCCCTGATACCAAATAAAATGAACCTTTTTGTCCATATATTTTAAGGCATTTTTAAAAAAAAAGAATGATGAACATCCAATAATAATTATTATTATATCATAATATATAATGGATAAATTGAGCACTAATCCTGGTGTTCGTGTTCGTTGGACTGATCAATTAGAAAAAATATTAATAGGGTGGGCAGACAAGGCTATTATATACAAATGGTTTCATACTAGAGCGGCCAAAAAATATAAAAAACTTAATATGGGTTTTACAATCCCATGTGTTCTTTTAAGTAGTATTCTTGCCTCAGCTAGTTTTAGTATTTCAGGTGATGGTGGCCTAATTCCGAATGAATATAAAGATTTAGCACAATATTCTATAGGCGGTGTTAATATTGTTATTGGTGCTCTACAGACACTACAAAACTTCTTTAAATTCGCACAAAATTGCGAAGCACATGATAGTGTAGCGATGCAGTGGTCTAAATTCTATCGTATGATTAGTACTGAACTGAATATCGAACGCAATAAGAGAAAGGATGCTGATGATTTGTTAAAATACTGCAGATTAGAATTTGATAGACTAATCGAACTCTCTCCAGGTATTCCAGGAGAAATCATTAGGGAGTTTAAGATGAAATTTGAATCCATTAAAGACCTAGAACTACCAGATATCTGTGATGTAATAGAACATACAACCAGCTATAAATTCGATGATAAAGATGAAGCAAATGATGATGATATCGCTGGAATTATTACTCGATTAAATAAGAATATTCAGGTAACAAATTACTTGGCCTCTACCAACATTTCCGATGATTATGGTCTACCAAAGAACAGTCCTATCGGCAGGGCAGCAACTATTGAATTGACACCTGATTCATATGGTTCTCGAGTAAGTGCCGACTTTATTCCACTACCTAAATTACCTGTTACAGTTCAGGGAAATTTAGTAAACAATACTAATACTATCAATACACCTGATGTTCGTATCAATATTGAATAAAAATATTTAATATATAAATCAAAATGATGATATAATTCTTGATTTATTTATTATAAACAATAGATATTAGGACTAATCAAATCAAAGTCCAATATTTATTACAAAAAATAGTCTATAAGACACGTCGTCATTATGTTGGTTCATAATATCTACTTCATAAATATAATAATCTATAGGTATTCCATTAGCATTACAATAGCTATTAATCTCTTCTTCAAATTGGTTTTTAGAAAAATTCTTAGGAACTTTACATATAACATATCTAATAGATTTACCATAAGAGAGTCCCGCAATCGCACCAATGGTATAAGACCCTAATCGCAATTCTATTGTGCCTGTCTTGTCATAGCCTGGCCCACCCCATGGAGGGTCAAAATATATTAAGTCTATTTGGCCTTTCTCCAACTTTTCGATGGCAGTAACACTATCCCCTAAAATAGGAGCTATGGTTGCCTTAATCTCAATCTTTTCAATTATTTTACCTATATTCTTTATGTTTTCACTTAAAACATTAAATGTTGGCTCGTTAATCTCATAGACAGTAAGCTTCTCTAATGTTTTATTAAAAGTATAAGTTAGTAACATAGTATCTACACCTACATTGCCAGTAGCATCTATAATTTTTTTTACAGGTTTAGTTATATAGCTGCGATATGCCTTCTCAACCTGACCAAGAACATAGGGTAATGGACAACTATATAATGATTCAGCTACAATTTTAATATTACGATAGTTGATAGGTGAATTGTAGGTTTTTGCCATTTTATTAATATAGAATGGAAAATAATCAGACTCGCCTGTGCCAGTAGCACTCTTAGCTTTCTTGGTTTTAAGTTGTAGTTTATAATCCAATTTACGGATTCTCACCGATTGGATATATTCATCCTCCTTCATTAAACGAATCGGTAACAATGACTCTTTTAATAGTTCAACGTTATCTGTGCTATTTATTTTATTAACTATCTCATCAATTAGACTTTTCTGGTTTTCAACAAAAAAATCAGCAGATATTTCACAAATACGGTCTAATATAAGTTTAACTCGTGGACTATATTGATAAAAAGTCATATTAGACGCAATATCTATATCACCTATATCTAAATAGGATTGGAAAATACCCAACAGTCTCTTCTCTAATTCCGCAGTAAGACCAATAAAATCAAGACCAATCAAATATACCTCGGAATTAGCAGGACGCGACGTTGAAGGTTTAACAATTTGAAAGCTTTCAAAAAGATTACTCAACAACATAATAAGTGATATGTTTAGTGGTCTAAAAAAAGTATACTGCTTAGTACAAAAACTTCCACCACGCCTTAAAACCATTAGTCCACTAAGGATTTGTCCAAAATTAAGAAGAATATTAATGGTCTCCTGTCTATTGTAATCCTCATTTACAGCCATGCCTGCGTCACTAAAATATAAATCTACGCCATGACTAAACTTGTTTAATACAGTGGCTTTAATTTTAAGTAGATTATCAACACGAGTCAAGTCACCATTCATATCTTTACCCATAATCCAATTATTACGATAGTTTTCATACAATCCATATTTATCGTCTAATGCCTCTCCCTTCTTTTCTTGCTCGCTTGGTAGATAACTAGATGCTAACCAGTTAAATTGAACATTATGGGTTTTACAATAGTGGTTTGTAGCACTAATAAATGCTCCAGGCAACTCAGCATTATAAAATACAGCTATTCTATCCCTCTCACCAATTAAATTATTATTTACTATCATTTCACTACATTTCAACCAGGCATTTGTAACAATTTGCGCATTTTTACGATTCTGATAGTAGTTTTTTAGAAAAGTGTAAAAATCAAATTCACTAATATACTTTTGAAATTCACCCCTCTTCTCAAACTCATCCAATTTATTTTTAGATTGGATTAGAGACTCTTCGATTTTTTCTAGTCTAGAATATAAACTTTCAGGTAAATCATTACCTACTGGAAATTTGATATCATCCATTACAAAAAAATTAGGGCATTCCATTAAATGCGTTAAAGAAGATATCCTGCTAACCACTGATAAAGGTTCCGTCATTTAGAAATATATATTATATATATATATCTTCTTATTTTCTAATACAAAATGTATAAGTTTTTAATTTTTATTGGTATTGTGGTATTTTTATCACTCAAATATTACCAACCTATAGTCTTCGCGATATACTTTTTTAATCAATATAGAGTCTATTTTTTAAGTGGTTTCTTTTTTATATCTATACTATATAGAGCTTTAAAAAAACGTGGTTTGTATGGACATCCTCTTTTAGATATTGTGCTTACACAGCAACATCCAGATTTTAAAGATAGTAAAGGTTTTAGTAAAAACCTAAAGAGAAATGTGTCCGCCGCTACCAAAAAAATAGTTGCCAGTAATCAAAAATGGATGTGTGGTATGTGTAAAAATACATTAGATTATACATACGAGGTTGACCATAATATACCACTTTTTAAAGGCGGTTCGAATAATATAGATAATCTTGTTGCGTTGTGTAGAAATTGTCATGGCAAAAAAACAATATTAGAAAAGGTCGTAGGTTAAATATATGGAAACCGTTCTAAAATGAATAATTGTATAGAATTGGATATTTTAGTAAAAGTGCTCGACCTAAAATATACACTACATTGTAAAAATGAAAAATCCATTATTTTTAATACAAAAACGGTTGAGTCGGCAAATCTAACTCTACCATCATGGTCAGCCATTGTCTTTATACAATTCCAATATAAAACATCCGATATTATTGAAAATATTATTATTACATGTTATCCTAAAGATTTAGCAATTATACAGGATTTTAATATAGATAACTACACATACAACTACCAGTTTAATATAGAAAATCTTAAAAAAATAATGGAAACATATTTAAGTCATGATTATTATTTATTTTTTAGAAATTATAAAAAGACTATTGTGTTTTTAAAACAATTCTACTCCGAAGAATACGAATTATTATGTAGAAATCTAGATAAAAAACAAAGAGTAGTGTTTTGTTTAGATAGCATTCTAAAAACCATAGTCAAAATGCCTATCATTGTTCAGGGTAGACAGGTATCACGCAAATATCGTATACCTACAAATCAAATGGTTTTTGATAATCTAGATATTAAAAATAATAGCGCACATCTAAAAAGCTTCGATGGAGATAGAGTCTTTTTCTATAGTATACTGCCAAAAATAGATGAACTCGTATTTAATAGAGATTTTTTAAAAGATAGTCCAGACCAAACTAGTGTATTTATGGCTAACAGCAATTCTAATATAAATATCATATCGAAAAGTTCTTATAGTGGTAAAACCGTTAGTGCGTTATATAGAGTAGTGAGCCTAGTTTATAATGGAGTTGATATAGAAAACATCTATTTTGTTGTCAGTAATCCATTAAAAAAGAAGAATCTTGAACAATTCTGGGCTACATACATAGAACCCAGTCTTGGATATCTTATTAAAATTTATACTATAGATAATTTTAATAAACATAAAATACAGACTATTGAATATATATTTATAGATATTAATCACTATGATAATCAGGATAACATTAATAGTATCGAATCAATAATAGAAACATATAATCCATTTATAGTATTTGTTGGAAATATGCGAATGTTCACTAAAATATCTAATAGACAATATAATATAATATCAATAGATGACATAGATTTTGAAAAGAATACTCTAGCAATTATGAATTTAGAAACAATTAATGATATTTTGGATGCCCCAAACTCCAATTCACTATTCGTTTTAGATAATAGAGTAAATATCGATATTAAAAATCGAGTTAGAGAAAAAGTTCCAAGGGATAATATTATAAATCCTAAAAAATTATCACTTGAATTTTTAGATGGTCTCGAATTTAGTAACTGTTATCTGTTATATAATTCGAAAGATGATAATAGATTACCAGATGAAATCATGGATGAATTGCGTAAGAGAAGCACAAAGGACTGTATTATTTATACAAATTAGTCTAGCTAACTCTATCACATTCTTTTTGAGTTATAATACCAATATCTTTTAATAATGGCAAAACTCGGTCTTTACAGTCACTAGATTTTACCATTCTTAGTAGTTCCTCCTTGCTGATATCATATTTCTCTAATATATCTTTGAATTTAGGTGGGTCCCTAATTATCTCTTGAACTATTAATTCAATGTAGAAATGGTAATTCTCACTATTCATATTATATGTTTTCGCAATTTTTAGTCGAGTATCGTGATTCGCATTAATACTATTTATTTTACCCAATAGACGGCTATTCTTAATCTTGTAGGCTCCCTTGTTAGTCAAATATTTATTTAATATAAATACACTTAGAACTGTAGACGTGCAGTGATGATGAAATAAGTCCCATTCAAGTTCATTATATAACGCATTCTCATAATTAATGCTCTCAACATAATTGCTTAGTATTCTGGTTATTGTTCTAATATTATCAAGTGGATAGAGATTTAATGACTGATATAGGTTATCGAAAACACTAATTGGTAAATTATATCGTTCCAAATCAAATAATAAATAGATATTCTCTATTGTTAATGATTTATTATTAAAAATCTTCTCTGTAGCCTGATAAAGGTCGTAGTTAATATCCTTACAAGATGTTTTTACAAATTCTAACATCTCACCCAATTCTAGCTTCTTCATTTTTGATAATATACGCATCATCTCAATAGTATTAAATATAATTCTAAAATCACCTGCGGAACTCTGTATTAAAATATTTAGAAAAGCTGGTGTTATAAAGTCAGTCATGTTTTCTTTTTGAACAATATCCCAAATATAATTATACACCAAAAATTGCGGTGGTGTATCTATATTGAAAACTAGACAATTCTTTTTCAATTCTGTTAACTTCTTAGAACCGTTTGTTGTATAGTGTGATATGTTACTAGTAAGTATAATAGGGGAATAGTAATTATTTTTACCTAAATATTGTTGTAGTTTTTTCATTCCACCCTTGTCACCTACACTCAATCCATCTATCTCATCCATTACTATCGCTATTTTTTTTACTTCATAATTCAATAGACTATTTATATTACTTGAACCCTTTAATATATCCTTGAAAACAGTCTCAATCTGCTCACCATTGCGAGTATCACTAGCATTATACTCTATTACATCGAATCCACAATCTTTTAATAGAATTGTAGCTAGAGTAGTTTTACCTATCCCTGGTCCACCCATCAACAAAATATTAGGATTATTCGTCTTTTTCTGATATTCTGGATTATAATAATTCTTTAACCAACCTTTTAACTCCAATATTAGTTTCTCATTACCTATATACTCACTAAGTGTTGTTGGTCTATACTTCTCATATAAAATTGACATGTATGATACATATTTTAAATGATAACTATATTTTTATATATGTTAAAGATAGTCATTGGTCAGAATGAGATTTAATCTATAAAAAAACATAGATATATTATAATATAAAAATAAATTAGATATTTTATTTATAGAATAATTATAATGTCAGGAGTCACTGAAAATAATGAATCTCGTGCTTTGATTTTAGAATATATTTGGTTAGATGGAAACATGAATTTCAGGTCTAAATATAGAACATTAGTTGTAACATCGAATGACCTCCAGATTACTAAATGGAATTATGATGGTTCATCTACAAATCAGGCTGAAGTTGACAACAGTGAAATTATTTTAAATCCTGTAGCTTTTTATAATAATCCTTTCTTTGAAAAAGGTCAATCTCTGCTGGTATTATGTGATACATTCTATGAGAAAGACGGTAAATATGTGCCTACACAATCAAATAGACGTTTCTTGGCGAGTGAGATTTTTTCTAAAAATACGGAAGCCGAACCCTGGTTTGGAATTGAACAGGAATATTTTATGATGGCTAATAAGAATACTTATCCCAGCAACACCCCTCTCTTTTTTAAAGATGAAACACCATGTGAACAGGGCGATTATTATTGCGGTGTTGGTTCCAAAAATATTAGTATGCGTAAATTAGCAGAAAAACATTATATCTATTGTTTGACAGCTGGACTAAATATGAGTGGGATTAATGCGGAGGTTGCTCCCAACCAATGGGAATTTCAGGTTGGACCCTGTTTATCTATTTCGGCAGCAGACCAGTTGACCATTGCCCGTTATATTTTGATACGTTTGGGTGAAGAATTTGGTGTAAATATTTGTTTTAGTCCAAAACCATTGTCTAACCCATGGAATGGTTCAGGGTTACACACCAATTTTAGCACTAAGGAGACTCGTGAAGAAAATGGTCTTGATAGACTACATGAATATATTGAACGAATGAGTAAAAAACACGAGGAACATATAGCAGTCTATGGTGATAATAGTGAACGTCTAAGTGGTAAATGTGAAACTAGTGATATAAATGTATTTAATAGTGGTGTTGGAACTAGAAATACCAGTATCCGTATTCCAAACATAGTAGCCAAAGAAAAACGCGGCTATTTGGAAGACAGACGTCCTGCTAGTGATGCTGACCCATACCTGGTAACATCTAAAATATTTGAAACATGTTGTTTACATAATCCTATAGTTTAGACACAATATCTAATAATTCTTGCTTTGTTATTGATTTATTAGCTAATTGATTTTTAAGATATTCTGTAATAGTAGCGACATTTGGATTTGTTGAATCATTGGTAATTGGTTTTTTAAGACCAGATGACATGAAATATAGAGTATCTAAATCTGTCTCCCTACAACATGATATTATAGGTGACATGTTAGCATATTTGCGACTAATAAGATAGACATAGATTGATGATATTAATGTATTTAGTGGAACATCATAACCTAATGTAGATAATGATGTAATTAGTGACATTGTGAACGCACCCATAGGAGTTACTTCGGTTTGAACATCTAGAGCATATTGATTGTCTTTTACAGCACTGATTGCTGTAATGTTTTTATTAACTAGCGAGGTGTCTTTGTTCTCATTACGGTTACTAAATTTTTTTGTTGACGAATTATAATAATAACTATAGCCTAAATCACAAACCGTTCCACTCATACAACAATCAAATGATAGAAATGTTGGGCATTTATCATTTAGTTTTTTAAGATAATTATATATGTTATCATCCGTGATTACCTTTTTTGATTTCAAGAAATCACTAGGAACAATAAACTCATCATAACCATCTAACTCATCCTTGTTTACATCCTTTACATTACTACCATGTCCTGAATAATGGAAGTATAGTAGTTCGGTGCTATTTGATGTATCTACCCACTTAGTTATTTGTAAATCCATATTTATAGCACTTGGATACAATGGATTTGATAATGGATAGTCATCGCGCATTACAACTATCTCATTCTCAGAGAAACCATAATTCGCAATTAGCATCGCTTTAACTTTTAAAACATCATTAATACAACCTTGTAATGACAATGGTGAATTAGGATAATTACATCCTATAAGCAAAGCACTTTTCATAATATATTATCTATTAAGATATTCTATTAAATATTTTAACTCACACATTCTATTTAATATTTTAAAATTAGGTAGACTATTATTATTTACTTTAAAAATAATATATGGAGACCTTATTTAAGAATTATGCGTACCCATTAAATAACTACCAATGGAACTACAAAGGATATGTAGATAAACACTATAAGCCTGAACTGCTAGGTGTTAATAACAGATTAAGTATTGGGCAATTTAAACACAACGTTAGACAAGGTGTTAAATATTTCGACGGTCTAATGTATGATGGTAATCCTGGAAATGACGCTGTTGCTGGTGTAACCGATATTCATCCAAATGACACAGCCGAAGTATCTAAAAGAATACAAAATAATAAGGTTGGATTACCATATAGACGTTTTAGAATTGACTATCCAGAGTCAGAATATCCTACTAATGGCAAATTTAGTAGCAGCTATTTTGTTCAAAGTGGGTTTTGTCCAGTAGCATCCGCAACATCTAAACAGGAATGCTCGGCACAAGACTCGAATTATACATGGATACCAAATCCAGTAGCTATTCCAGATATTGCTAAGAAACTATTTAGCGATGGAAAAGATAAAATCGCGAATGTCCCAGGCGATGGAACCTGTTTTAAACCAAGATACAGTTATGTAAATAACGCACCTGAAAGTGATATTTCAACAGGTATGATTCCAAGTCTTGTAAATGATATTGATGATATGAACCCAGCCTATCTATTAGGAGTATCTATGGGAAAACCTGTAATGGGAAGCAGAGATAGCCAACCACCACGCTTCCAATTACTACCGTGTGTAGAGGGGTTTGAGAATTCTAAACAAACCAATTTAAAAGATTTTTCTGCCCAACAAAAAATGTTGAATCAAAATATATCAGATAAAATGGAAGAGTTTCAATCATCTATGGCTGGGTCTCTTATGATTGATAGACCAAATATTGAATCTAATCGTCAATACATATTACCACCTCAAGTTAATAACGAACATTTCCAAAATCCATTAGTATCACAAGAAGTTAGCCACCCTGAAGATTTCTTAGACTACAGAGAGGATACCAAAGTTAATGAACACTTTTCACCATCTGGCTACGATACCGCACCTGCTTTTAAAGAAGTTGCCTATCCTACAGATAACCAAGAAAAACTAGCCTGGATGCCAACCAAATTATTACATAAAACGCCAACTAATGCCGCTCTATCTAACCCTCTCAATGACCTTTTAGGTTGTAATCCTATAGTAATATTACTTATTGTGCTATTCCTCATTTCATTAATCTATATTGGTAGCCAATAAATATCAATTATGAAACCTCTTCAACACTAAATAATAAGATTGATATAAATGCCAATATTAATCCTATTGATTTAATTATTGTAAGACGCTCTCTAAAATATATAAGACCCAATATGCTGACAAGAATATCACTCCACAAATCCCAAGAAAGATTAAGTAGTGTCATTGTACTATGATTTAATCCAAGACGAAAAACCCACGGAGCTAACATAAAAGAAATAGTTGGTAATATCATCCAATTAATGCTTTTGAAAATACCCAAAACATTATTTTTTATAATATACATTGAAAACAAATCCATTATCGCAAGAAATAAACCATAAGTTGTGCCCTTAAAATTAAACATATATATTTCACTCTAAAGATATTTAAATCACATTTTTTTACAAAAAATAAAAAATCGAGGATGAATTCGGAAAAATTTGAAAATTGGCATTCTATACACGAGAAAATTAAAATACATACATACTAGAAAACCATTATGCGTTGGTAAGAAAACTACTTTCTATAAAGAGCTTTATAAAAATAATCATAGGGAATTCTGTCGTAGATTTATTGATACTATTTTCATACAACATTTTAATCTATTCGTTGATAAATGTGCTAAATATAGGGTTACTAGTGCCATATTAGATTATAAGGTTATAGAGACTGATGTATTCCTATGGTATATTAGAGATACATTAGACTCATTCTTTGAATTTAAGACAACAGGTGAGGCTGTTTGTAGCGAGTTTATAACACAGGCAATTGACAATCTATTTGATGAAATAGTCAATGAATTTAGGATTGTTGCCGAATTCCCTCGACAAAAAAATTAAATAATAATAATTTTAAAATACTATTTATTTTTTTTTTGCTAAAACTATAACTTAGATCGATATAACTTGTCATCTATAATTTGAATTCTATAGAAGTTTCTACCACCTAAAATCTCTAATGCTTCTAAACGATTTGGAGCATTAAAAGCCCTGGAAATAGCTGTATCTATTCTGAAAATGCGATTACCACATATACTATTTATACCATCCTGCTGAACTGTGTGTCCAACAACCATCCTAGCTGTATTGCCTAGGGCTACATCAAATTTATGACAGGTCAATCCATTGTCTTTCACTAGACTAAAATCACGGTTCCAGGTTATCTCACGAATCAAATCCATTTCAAATAAATATTTATCACCAACACCATTTATTATCTTAGATAATACGTTATTTAGATGGTTAAAACAGCTATCCATGTCCTTCCATTTACCTGTATCTAAAATGCGAGTCTTCACATCAGGTGAAATACCACCATGACAAAAATAGATATCACCCAATTTTATAACCACTTTTAATACACAACTTAGATTTTTGGCCATAGGTGACCCAACCTTGAAAATCTTCGACCTATCTATTTTTAAAACATCACTATAATATTTTCTAGTATATCTATTCACATAATTTACATTTCCATCTAATATATTTACTATTTCATGGTTACCTATACACATAAGAACACCACCACCTTCTCTTTGAGCCTGAGCATTTAATGATACTAATAGGTGGTATATGGCGACTTCATCAGCGCTTTCCAGCCCTTTATCTTGGTCATGTCCTCTACCACCATCATCAGTTACATCGCCTGTTTGAACTATGAATGTATTGCCACCAATCCAATTGTTGTCCTCATCAATAATTTTTAATGTATTTAGTAAACTAAATAATTGCGCAAAATCACCATGTAAATCACCTATAGCAATTATACGTTGCGGAGCTTTACGAATACTCTCTGATTTTACACAGGTTATCTGGTTTATCATTTTCTCTAACTCATCGCGAGTAGTTATTTTAGGATGAAAATGCTCCTCCATATATCTTTCTAATAATAATTAAATCCTGCGAATTATTATTATAATTTAATTCTAATAAAGATATATATTTATCTACTATAATTATGGATAAGAACAGTGAATATATATTGCCTCTTTTTTTACTACATAGTTGTATTAACCTACCATTAATGCTTAACGTAGTTATCTCAAAATATTACAACAAAAGGGTTAATTATAATAAAGAAGAAGTGCTCTTTTTCTTTGGAGCATTATTAATGATTTACTATGATAACCAAATCAAAATGTCACGTTTAGATAATTTATATATAGAACCCGTAGACTAATCCTGTTTTTTGAGGCGGTTTCTATTCGATAAATCCTGTGTAAAAATAGAAAAACACCCTGTTAAAAAAGATGATATAGAGTCTAAAATTATCATATACATAGTAATAGTAGCTAAATAGAAATCACTCTCAGCATAGCGACCACAAATAATATAGATATTATAACAGGCTATTGCCATATATCCTAAAGCTACTAGCATACAATATATTATTTGGTGTGTCCTATCAAATATAATAATAATTAGCATAGCACAGATGAGATGAGTTGTGGCTAAAATAACATAATCTCTAAGTGAAAAAACTTTGGAAATATTCAGCCATGTATATAGAACTAGAGATACAATAACAGCATTTATAAATATATGTGTATAGATGACAAAGTTGTGATTAAAGTATAGTAATAGATAGTTGGTTAGTGTAGCACCACTTATCTGTAAATTAACATGTGCTAATCTATTATTTGGTGAAATAGTATGATTATTCAAAATTATTAGAAAACTTGTAATCCATATTAAAATTAGTAGAAGAAATATAACATCCGAATGTAATATATCAAATAACTCAGGTGTATTAGATAGTATATAACTAGTTAACAAGGAATAGAATGAACCAATCATATCAGAAGAGGCTAATTTAAGAATAAAATCATTTTTAATTGAACTATCTAATCTGTCATTATATTGTTTATGGTGTGGTTTGTCTAAAAAAACCATTTTAATTATATGTTAAAATTATTAGTATTATCTATTTAACATATATTACTAAATTATTCTTAAATGAGTGTTGGCATCATACCATATACATATGTAAAAAAACCATTAGCTTGTTCAGCAGCAACACTAGCAGCACTAACAGCAGTATCTAAGACCTGTTGTGATGTTTCACTAACAACCTGTCCAACTACTTTAGCTTCTTTTACAATTCCTGTGGCGGTTATTTGTGACATAGCCTGGGGTGGTTTTATACAAGTGCCTGTGATAATAGCATACAAATCCTGTCCAGCCTCTTTAATTAGAAGTGCTGTGAAACCATAATACATGGCTTCACCCATGATTTGTCCCAACCCCTGTAAAATAATACCGAGTCCACCTGACATTTTAATACTGGATGAAATTACAATACCATAAACAGGTATTAGGGCAATAACATATAATATACCAGCTTCTATTAATGTAGATACTGTGCCAATATTAGTTACCGAATGAATTAGAACCCAAGAACTCGTAGGTTTTTGACAAGAATGTTCTTTTAATAAGAGTGGCTGTTTCGCTGGCATACTCGGAACCAGCTTTAAGTGTCTCCGCACCTTTTCCAAATAGCCCTACTTCTATAATTTCAGGTGAACCATAGATACGCAAGCTTACCATCTCACAGCACTTCTTCTTTAAAAATAGAGCACTATATGCTAACCACATAGCAGTAGTAGGATGATGAAAAATCCAGGTTAGTAATTGGAATCCTTTTTTTGCGAAATATGCGATAGACTTTGCCAATAATTTAGTAACTTCATAAATAGCATTAACAATACCTGTTGCGGCTGATTTTAGAATGGACATAATACGGCCTGTTTTTTCTTCAGAACCAGTGATTTCAGTTAGTTTTTTCTCAGCCTCTTTATCGGTTTTTATAGATACGATGCTATTTAGATTAACAAATTGGTTGAATTGTTCTTTTAGAGCATTACGAACTAGAATAGAAAAACTCTCCATCATAATTTGTGTGGGATGGTCTATACTTAATGATTGGACTAGACTGTTTCCTATTTGATGACTATCTTGAACACCCTGAATAAATAGATTCTTTTCTTCAGCTGTCATAGAACTATTATTTATATGTCTAATCTGGTCATCGTAGCTCATATTACCTACATAATTATAAATACGGTCCATGCGCAAACCAGCCTTTACAACTGCTTTAAGACTACGCTTACAACAAATTTGGGTATTTACATTATCTTTTGGGAAGTTTTTACTATTATGGCGACGCATAAATTTGCCCTGTGTGCGGTCTGTGCCAGAAGTTCCAGTCAAACAACCCATCTCACCAATACAATTATTAATCTTATTTCTTAGATATGCTTTAATCTTATCGCGTTGAACTTCGTTTACATCACAGGAATTATAGATAAGACCTTTATTTAAACGGCAAATAGAAACAGGTTTCTCATCTTCACCTGCTTTCATCCATGGTTCTACTATTTCACAAGTTTCAAATAAAAGAATATGAGGACCGCGCTAAAGTTATTGTAGAAAGTATTGGTAGCACTGAAAAGATTAGTAAATTCGAGAAAATTAAAAATATCTGGTCTAGAAAAACTGATTTAATAGCATCAGGTTTTATCTATCGTTGGCCTGAATGGTATCGTTCAGAATTAAATAGTGTAATTAATAGAATGAATATAGCTTTTGATAGTGTAATATTTGACATGGAGATGCATCGCACCAAAGAAGAACACGCAGCATGTCCCAGAAAATATCAATTAAAATTAGATGTAGCACCACCCTCCGAATTTGATGAAGAGGATGCCGAGGAGTTTTTTGACGCACTCGAAGATGTAGAGTAAATTTATTATTTTTTATCTATTCTAAATAATCTAAATAAAAAATAATGTATCTATCTATTGATTCTTAAATATAACGCTTGTATTTGGTATATAGTTTCCCAAGAGTAGTATCATCTTTTAAAGTGCTTTTATTAGTAATTTTATAGCAAATACCTGATTTATTTAAATTTGGATAACAATCCTCACTAATCATATCTGGATAGAAATAGGCAAATGTTAGAAATGATTCTATCATCCCCTCTTTGTCACAAAATTGAATACATTTTTTTACCATTGCCTGTTTTAATCCTAACATTCTTAAATGCTTGTTAAAACAAACTTGATGATAATCAAGATATTTCTTTAGAATTTCAGAGACACATTTATGCTTGTCTCTTATATTAGTTAATGTCTGAAAAACTCTTAGATGTCTTAGAATCATTTTGGCAAATAATCCTCGGAACATCTCAATAGGAACATTTAACTCAGCTGGCAAATCATCATCTTTTAATTCTTCTAATATTTTTTTAATATGATTAAACCAAAAGTCTAATTGTTGCTCAATCATTTTATCAGTCCAATTATCAATACTAGATAAATTGATTTTAAATGGATTGTCACATTTTGTCCTATCAATAAGGCCAGTATCTAAAACTGCATCTAAAACACTATCTACTCTCATAACTGATTCCTCATTCTTTACTACAAATCCACGGTAAACCCTAGGATACATATTAGTTCCAGTATTAGATAATAAACGTCTCTGACTACGTGTAGTGACCATTGAATTTTTTATTGACTGTTCATATAACCGTATACATTTCAAATTTTTATATTGTTTTTAGATTAATAATAAAAAATTAGACTATTGAATCATACCATCGTTAAAAGTTCCTGAGTAGTATTCAATACCATTTTCACAATAAGCTATACCATATCCTTCTTTGATATCATTTTCAAATTCCCCTTCATAGGCTTTGTTACCATTTTCATAGTATTGGATGCCTCGTCCATGACGTATTCCATTTAGCCAAATACCTTCATAATTTCTAGAACCATTCTCATAATATAGTGAGCCATGTCCATTATATAACCCATTCCGCCATTCACCTTCATATCGTAGTTTACCATTTTCATAATAGCTTGTGCCATTACCATTAATTTTACCATCCATCCATTCACCGCGATAATACTTTTCACCAGTATAGTAGTAGATAGTTCCGTAACCATCCATCTTACCATTAGATAACTCACCATCATACATTATGTATTCATTGTCATAATACATTATACCCTTTTTGTCGAAGAGTCCATTGCTATTTATATTACCTACATACCTTAGTATTCTATTGATATAAATTTTATAAAGTTCATTTTCTAATTCAACTGTCGTGTAGCTGTCGGTTAATATTTGGGTATATGGGTTGGATGTAAAGCAACGTTTAATAGCACAATTGCCAAAACTGTTCTCTAGGATTTTTCTATCATTCAATTGAAAATATAACCCATTACAGTCTATCATCTTGTATTCTATATCTTTGTTTAGAGTAGTATCTATCTTTATTGAATATATTATATGGTCTAATATATCTATCATACTAGCACCTATTGGTCTATACCAATTATCCCATGAACCCTTAATTTTGGAATTAGAGCAGATGTTTTTGGGAACAACAATAAAGAACCACATGTCTTTTTTTCTCCTGGATGTGACACTCGGTTTCAACTTTTCTGCTATTTTATTATCTATGTTTAAGTCTTTAGACATTATAAATATATAATCTCTATATACTTTTTTCTATATATGTAGTTTTATTCCTACGCACACTATCTCTATATAAACGCATAAAAAACGTCTTATCCATGTAATTGGTTAAATGGACTCTGCGCCTAATTTTCTTAACTACCTTAGATACATAGTCAGGCCAGACCTCTGTGAAAACATTATAAAGATGCTGCCCCGCTATTCCAGAAAAATCAGTAATACAATAGACAGCTTTTTTATAGGTTTTAATATAATTCGTCATTAGACCTGTATCTTGGTTTTGGATATAACGAATATACTGATGTGCTTTTGGTAGTTCTAGAATAGCTCTCTGGATTGTAATAGATACTGGTTTTCCACCAAAAAACCTAGGAATTAGAAGTGGATTATAGCTAATTATTTTATAGAATAATTCATATTCATTATCTAGATATTGTAATAGACTGCCAAAATCCCGTTTACCATCTAACGCTAATCTTTTTAGCTCAGGCTCTGAAATATTATTAAAATAGGCAGTGACGCGTTTAATAAAATTATCACTATAAACACCAACTATGGTTTGCGAATATAAATTAAAATATTCACTAAAATCTATTTCCTGTCGGCTTGACATTATACTTACTATTGTTGGTGTTTTCTCTATATATTTTTAACTAGCCAAACCTCGAACTAATTATATTTTTACGGGAAAAATAAATAATTATAAGGAAAATAAAATCATCTAGATTATATATGATGTGTTGGAGTCCGACAGTTTCTATTAACACATTCTTAATTAGTATTATTGCTACTTCGGCAATATTCTATAGTGCGTATTTTTTAGATAAACCAGTTGATGGTGTTAATGCTAAAAATGTGATGCCATTTACTTTTTTTATGCTATCCTTTGTAACCATTCAATTGTTTGAATATAATCTATGGAATAATCTGGATAATCCTAATGAAAATCAATTTTGGTCTATGCTTGCTTTCTTTCTAATTTTTATTCAGCCATTTGCCTCAATAAATCGTATGGAGAGGTCGGTTGAAAAGACCAGATTATTGATTTATTATATGATATTTTTCTTAGCAGTTATTCTATTTTTATTACCTAGTAGAGTATTTGAAACACATAAAGGTCTTGATGGCCACTTACATTGGACTTGGTTAGATTTAAAAGGTGCCGAGTATATCTTTTTATTCGCTTGGATAGCCCTATTCTTTACACCCTATTATTATATTAAATCATCCAGATTAGCTGGAATATTAGGTGCCGTAACACTTATATTTTCAATATACTACTATTCTATAGGCGGTTCTTGGGGTTCTATGTGGTGTTGGATAGCCAACATTATATCAATTTATTATATAGTTAAGATTATACTTGAAAACCAAAAAACAAATCGTAGCAATCCAAAAAAACTATAAATAGTCGTTAAAATCTAAGTTTAATTTTTTATGATTAGAAAAAAAACAAATGTTGATGGATAATATAATGGAAATTATAGATTTATTAGTAATATTATTTTTCATAGTTTTATTAGGAGTATTTTTAGTCGCAGTTAGAGGAGATGCTTTTAGTGAACATTTTGAACAAAAAAAAAACAAAGAGAAACTGTCAGATGAAGAATATTGCGCTGATGTAGATTGCGAAGAAGTCACTAATAGTGTAAATTGTAATAGATGTTTTAGAAAATGCTCTTGGACTATAAAGAAACGCAACTACCCACCACAATGTGTATGGAAATATTTAGCATAATTTTTTCTATCTAAAAATATATTATGCTAAAGATTAAAAGAGTAATACCATATAGTAATTATAGAACAATGAGCAAGTATAGTAGTCATATTCTAAATCTAACTAGTTTGAATATACCTGGAAATGCTTATCTATATTCAGAAATCGACATTATTTCCAATATTAGACCTGTTATGCGTTCATATAGTAGCGATATATACAGCACTCATCTAAGTCTAGGATTAGAAAGTCTATATAAAGTTGGAATTAAATATCCCAATAGCACAGTTTGGTCTAATAATAATTCTGATGAAGAGTGTATTATTTGCTATACTAGATTTATAGAAAATGACATAGTTTATAAATTAGATTGTTCTACAAGAGATTGCGTTCATATTTTCCATAAATCCTGTTTAGAAAAATGGAATAAGGATTATTGTCCATATTGTAGAACAACGATTGTAAATAAAAATGGATTATAACTACCAAAAGCTTAAGAGTCTAATCTATTTTTATTGGTAAACACATAGTTTCATTATTATCATACATACCATATGTGGTGGTTTCAAATTCGCGCACACAGGCATTTTCAGTTATATCTATGTCTTTTAATTTAATACTAAAATATTTTAGCAATTCACTTTTTAGAATATATCCGCGTTCTAAATCATCTTCGTCTAATATTTTTTCGAAATTTTCTAATACAATAAAATCATTGGTGATGAGACTATTCTTATAAAATAGGGTTTGCCAATATATTCCCATTATCTACTCTTCTGTATAATAACAAGATTCTTGACTTGTTTTTAAGTAATTTTACAAGTCGTGGATGGTTTTAAGTTTATGTGCTAGATAGCCTACACCATAACCAAATAATAGGGCAGACGATTGAATAGCTAGGATTTTAGATGCGGTAGCCCCTGAACGAAGTGGGCTATTTAGGATATCGCTTCCTGATTTAACAACTGCTTTATCTATGAATCCAACTATTGTAGCAAATGATAAATATTCAGTTGGATTAATAATTTCTAAGGTTTTAAATCCATTTGAAAAACCAATAGATGTTGAAGTTAGTAAGAGTAGTTTGTTAATCATTATAATATTATATATGTTTCTTTTTTTTAGAATATAGAACGTTTCAAATTTAATTAGTTACTTTTATGTGTTTATACGTTTGGTAGTTTCGGTTGAATGGTAAAAAAATTTGAATTTTCCTTCTAAAATAGTATAAGAAATAAGAATAGAAAAGTTAGAAAATGCCAATTTACGAGAACCAGAAGAAAGCATCAGACGAACTTATTGAAGGAATCAAAAATGGTCATAGATATCAGATATTAATTGCCCAAATGCAGTCAGGAAAAACCAGCACCTATTTTATTACCGCTTTTAGAGCACTTCAAATGGGTTTGGTCTCTAATGTTATCATTTTCACTGGAAATCGCGAGAATGAACTAAGAGAACAGTGTGAAAAGGACCATCAAAAATTAATTAGCTGTTTTGTTGTGAGTCTTGCTAAAGATGGTTTTGCTGAATTAATTACAGAAGAATTATTGGAGACATTGAAAGAAAAGGTAAAAGTCTATTGGGGTCAAGATCTATCAAAGGCACCTAGAATCAAACATAATACTCTCATAGTTTGGGAAGAGAGTCATTTTGCTCAATCGATAGGAAATCAGCCAGATTATTTTCGCCAGCGAAATCTATTTGAAGTAAATGGGTCCAAAGTATTAAATGAGATGGCAGATATTTTTATAATATCTATATCTGCTACTCCATTTTCAGAAATAAGTGACGAAATTCATTTTAATCAAGGCAAGAAAATAGTGAAACTTGAGCCTAGTAAAGGTTATAGAGGTGTTGAGGACTTTTACAATGATAACAAAATCGTTCCCATTCCCAATTCAAAAAAAAGTAAAAATGATAGTATAGAAAATTGGAGCACATCAATACATGATGTAATGATGAAGTGGTCAAGCAAAACACAACCGAAATATCATCTTTTTCGTGGCAGTGAAAAAGGGAAAAACTCTATGATAGCCCTTGCCCAAAAATTTGGATTTAATATTCTTGAGCATACATCTGAAAAAAGCGACCTTAAATGGGAAATTGATGGAAATGAGGTTTCGGGAATGTCATGTTTAGCAAAAAAACCATTAAATCACACTATAGTTTTTATAAAGCAAATGTGCCGTATGGGAAAGGTAGTTCCCAAGCACCATATAGGATTTGTATTTGAGTCAGCGGTTGGTTCAAATGCCGATACAATTCTACAGGGACTTTTGGGTAGAATGTGCGGTTATGACTATGGCGGAAACAATGACTTTGAAATCTATATACCTGAAATTATGTTTGATAAGAAAAACGGGTTTAATCAATTGGAAAGATACATAAATTTCTTTAAAAATATCGATATGATTCCTACTCGAGCAATGAATCTTGCCGAATTAGCAAAGACTGGCACGAAAAGAAGATTTACATCTAAAAGATATCCATGTATTCAAAATCTAGATAAGATTATACCATATGATAATGTACCCGTTATTATACCTAGAGAAAAAAGACAGATATTTGTTAATAGATGTAGCGCAGATAATGGAGAAATTATTATGGACATTAGACGTAACATTGAATTATTCTATGTGGACAATTATCAAGAGCATGTTAATGATATGGAAAATGCTTTACAACACCAGGAGTTTATTTCAAAAAGGAATTTTAAAGCAAGTTCTTCTTATGTTGAGCAAAAGAGGGATATTCAAATGATTACTGCTATTAAAAATAAAACAGGCGTCCAACTCTGGTCTGATGTTGATAAAATTGAAGTATGTGAAATGATGGATGACTATATAAATCATGATGGATATGATTTAAAAGCTGGAGACCTTATAGTATGCTGGGCATGTATTCCTTTAACATCGGATGCCAATTATAAGATTAAAAAGCGACTGTTAATACCTAAAACTAATGGAAAAGAAGTTTTCAATCATCAAAAAATCGAATTTAATTATGATGATACTATGTTAAAATTGCCTTTAAGATGTTCTAAAAACAAAGCTCTTCTCAAAAAAACCTTAAAACAATTCATTCAAATTGGACAAAATCACGGGTTCTCTCGCGTTCTATTCATGATGAATGACGACCAATCTTTTCATCTGTCATTTGATAATAAAGTTTATGGTAATAGAATTCAATTTAAACAGTTATTGGATAATATAGTTAGCGATATGAGCGTTAATATAAATGTTAAATATTGTGACGATACTGATGAAAACCTAAATCTAAATTATATTCATTGGGAATATTATGTGTAATTCATACTTTATTCCTTAATAAAGATATTTATAATTTCACTATTTTTAGAATGACTAAATTTTTTTCCACTACTTAAAAATAATTGTTGAGAAAAATTAAAATATTTATTAGTAATACTATTCATATCATTTACCATAGATGAATAGTTGTCGTAATTGGATACTATGTAACATAATTTACATTTTTTTTTAGCAACAAGATAACATAATTTTATAGTTTTCTCCCAATAGTTTTTAAGCCACTGGTCATAATCTTTATATCTATCAGTGCTCTGTTCACCACCGTTATACAATTCTAATCTATAGTATGGCGGGCTAAAAAATATGATATCAAAATTATCAGTATATTTATTTAAAAAACGTTTATTATTAAGTAAATCTTCACTTGGTTGACAGTATATCTCAATATTGTTAAAACCATAAAACTCAGCTATTTGTTTAGAAATATTGCATACCTTTGGTATTACATCCACACCAACATATTCTTCTATTCCACTTTCAAGAAAACCATAAAGATAACTTGACCAACCAAGAGTAGGTGTAAATACTTTTTTACCATGTAGAATACTACTATTTAAAGAATATACTAAATATGGGTTCATTATAGATGCTCTAAAATAATAGCCAGATAGAATACTACTTAAAATATTTCTTTTTTTTAACATATTTATAGACGAATCTACAACTAGTTTGTAATCTACTATATTATCTATAAATAACTCTTTTACCACTTTAAGAT